GCTTTTCTCCTTAGTTAAGCGAGGTTATCAAAAATTGCCGCCTCATAGAGCACGGCACATATAAGTATTTATACTAATTAATTTGGTTTTATCTTATTGCCAATATTATATTTTGGTACAAGTTGCCATTCATTTTTCTCTTTATGAGATATGATTTTAACCTGTGAAAGAAATATTGGTGGTGGATTTTCTGTTGATTTTGAATTTACCAACGTAATCAAACCCCAATCTTGTAATAAATTAGCAATAGCATTTCTACGAGATAAATCATTATCTGAAATATCTGTAGGTTTACCATCTAATGCAAATAGTTCTTTAAAATGTACAATATAATATCTACCTTGTTTATGTAAAATATGGCAAGATTGGTATAATGTTTTGTCTTTTTTGGAAGCAACACCAATACGGGTAAGGGTTTCACGAACTTTTAGAAAATCATCTTGTTCATTCAAGGTCACTTCAACCAAATCTGTAATGTTAATCATTATCCGCCTTTATCTGTTATTCTTCTTATCTCAGCGAGTTGTTCATCATTTAGAATACGTAAAGCATCTTTGGCTTTTGCGTTTGAATAACCGAAATATTCCTTCACACACTCTAAGTCTTTATCAGCCAATGATTTCTGCCACGGTTGATATTTCCGTTTCATTGGTCTGATTATATTTAGAAGATATTGATATTGAAGTTCTTTTTCAACCCAAGGACAAAGGTTCAATTGATTAACATATGGTACACAATCTATATGGTAAGATAATGCACGATTGACAATATATGGATTATAATCTTTATAATCAATATCATCTCGCATTACAGATTTTTTTGTTTGTAAAATAGAAGGAACAATGTCTTTAAATAAATCTGGCATTATTTTTTGGCTCCAAATTTATAATTTGATTGCGTATATTTTGATAATTCTTTTGATTCTTCTTCATACAATTTTCTTATAAACTGTACTGCTTCTTGTTCAATAGGAATTGCAATCATCTCAACACCATAAGAAGTTTTATATGATTTTGTTTCAAATGTTTTAGGATTAACTTTAAATATACAATCATTCCATTTATAATATGGTGAGATTTGAGCTTTTGCTGTAACGAAATATAACTCATCAACATTTCTACATTTGTTTAATTGGTTTGGTCTAAATGTTAATGCGTTCATCTTCACATAAGGCTGTTGAGTTTTCACTTCAACTTTTGTGGAATTTTCAATTAACATATCTTTTTCACGATCAAACTTATCAACAGAATGTTTAACTTTTTGGCCTTGTTCACTAAAATAATTAGCAATAATCTTTTCGCCCGCAAGACCTAATTCAGACATCAATTCTTCAGATGTAAATATTTTCATAATTTAATCTCACTCATAAGAAATAACATATAAAGGTTTAGATTTAGAATAAACTTCACTATTAAATCTAGGTGACAAACTCCGTATAAGTTGTTGTTCAATATCATCTAAAGTCAAATCATGTTGTAAATCATCAATATTAAGTTCGATATATTTGAAATAAAGATCATCAACATTTCTTCCGTAACACGCATTATATTTGTAAGCGGCAGAATGATTTTCATCGAAACGTTCTGTACCACGAACTCCGGCAATAAATCTACCAATTCGTGTTCGCATACAGCGATCAGATTTTCCAATATAAATTAATTCATCTTCTTTATATAACAAATATAATCCAGTAACTTGTGAGATTTTTTCACTTGCTGTAAATCCATGATCGGTATCATAGTTCACGTCAATTTTAGTTTTACGAAGATATTGCAATTCTTCAATAAAATGATTTGCATAAATTTTTGCATAATCTGATTTTTCAATCTCGTATGTATTAAAAACAGTTTTATTCATTTGAACTCACAATCTACCATAATTTCGGTTAAACAAGCAATCATATTAATTTCATGGTCGGCAACAAATGCCGCTTGATATTGATACTTAGCGAGAATCAAAACCAATTGAGGTACTGATTGTGGTTTTAATTCTTCATAAAGAACATCATATAGTTTACGGAAAATTCTTGATGGATCGTTATCCAAATTGTTAGTTACCCATTTACGTGTAGATGCGAAGTCTTTTTCTTTAAGTGATTTAATTAATTCTTCTAATTGAACATCACTTACACTAACAAGAATACCTTTATCAATGACACCTGAAATGGAATATCTTTGTAATTCATTGAGAATTCTTCTGCCATCTGGAAAATATTTTGTTAGTAAGGCGGCAACAACTTCTTTACTGTATTCAATTTTTTCGGTTTTAAGAATAAATTCAACACGTTTAAAAAATTGTGATGCAAGTTTTGCCTTCTGACCATTTGACTTGAAGTCAACGACAGCACACCGACTGTGGATAGGTTCAATAATTCTATTTTTAAAATTACAAGTAAAAATAAATGAACAATTGGACGCAAATTCTTCAATCGAGGCACGAAGAATTGCTTGTGCGTTTGGCGTTAGATAATCTGCTTCATCGATGATGATTACTTTTCTTCCGCCTGAAAGTGAAACTGATGAAGCATAGGTCTTGATTTTATTTCTTATAACATCAACACCATTCTCATCAGAACCGTTAATTACGATATAATCACAATCAACTTCTTCACATAGAGCTTTGGCAATAGTAGTTTTACCTACACCTGCTGTACCCGAAAGTAAGAGATTTGGTATTTCTTTTTTGTTGACGTACTCTTGAAAAGTAGTCTTTATTGATTCATGCAATATACAATCTGCAACTTTTTTAGGGCGATATTTCTCTACCCACAAGATTTGTTCGTTCATTCACATCCTCCATAATATAATTTACTGCTTCCATTTAAAACCCATCAACTTAAATAATACTTTACGGTACCATGGCATGGCAACCTTGGTGAATTCTATTTTATCAGCTTCAATAGTCAAAGTAGTTGACCAATTTTGTTCTGGTGTTGCAAAGATCATACCTGTATTATAAGGTCCCAATAACGGTTGCCCCTGAGCCTTTAAGTAATATTGATGAGGGGGACATTCAGAGAAATCTAGGTCTAACGGAATTTGTTCCGTCAAAGGCCAAAAAAATTCGATTTCTAATTGTGTCATATTATTTTACCGCACGACCTCTGATTAATCTTAAAGCTTCTTCGTAACTTTCATTAACCATAACATGGCCATTAATCATACCAATGGCTGTCTTACCTTCATGTTCACCTTCACCAGCAACAAAGATTGCTGTGATATATTCGGTATTTATATGTATAGGTTTATTGCTGAGTGATTCCGTAAGTTGTACTAAGCTCATAATTATTCCTCAAATTTAGATTCTTTGGCCTCAATGGCAATCCAATATTGAAGATCAATCTTTGTATTTTTAAATTGAGAGATTCCTTTTTTAGAAATTTTTACTTCATATTCACCAGGAATTAATTTAAGATTATCAGTTTTAAATACCATCTTAAATTTCTTATCACTCATTTCTTCAAGTTCAAGTTCATTAGTTGTTGCCGCATCATTATCTGCATTAAAAGTAATAATCTTCAAAACTTCACCTGGATTAGATTCCACGGAAATATGTGTAGAAGAAGATAATGAAGCTGATTTTAGTATCCAGTTTAAATTATCCTCAGAAAATTTAAATTCAACATCATTTGAAGGTAAAGTCAGATGTTTGTCTGGTGGAGCTACAATCATAGTTTTATCAGTCAAACGATAATTAGTACTTTTTTTACCTGAAACAATCTTCACTTGAACATCATTAAATATCAATGTTGGATTTTCAAAGTTGTTTAAAGATAACATAAAGTTATTTAAATCATAGATACAAAAATCTTGTGGCATTTCTTCAGTTAATGTTGCTTCAGCCAAAATTGTTTTTGTTTGGGAAACAGTTTTTAAATGTTTGCCTTTACGGAAAACAATTCCAGAGTTAATACTAGAAAAGTTTTTCAAAATTGTTAGTGTTTCATTTGATAGTTTCATTCACGTTCTCCATTTTAAAAACCATATTAAAAAATTCCATTGTATCATGTTCGTAGAGGAACATCAAGCA